CCCAACGGGATCAACGCCAGCTTCATGTTATTCATGGCGCTCGTCCACGTTTCTTCCCACCCTTCCGTCGCCGTCGTGGTTGCTTCAAGCGCGCCCGTCGTTTCGTCCAGCCCATAGGCCATCGTGTCCATCAGCGAATTCGAGTTTTCCAACGCCGTCAGCATGGTCGGCGCTGCTTTCGTACCAAAGTATTCGGTAGCAATACTTAGTTTTTCGGTTTCGGTCTCAGCCTCTACGATCTTGAAGAAAATATCACCAAGAGCTTCGGCGGTTGGCTCGATGCCATCCTTTGCTAAGGCTTGCTGCGCCGTCCGCAGCGCCACGGTCATCGTCTGCGCATCAACGCCCGCCTCCTTAAACATGATGATCTGTTCAATCTGATCTTCCATGCCCAGGCCGAACGCTTGACCCACCGGCGCAAACTTTTGCAAGCTTGCCGTCAACTCGTCAAAGCCCATGCCCGACTGCTGCGCCGACCCAAAGAGCAAGTCCATCGTCGCCGCACCCTCTTTGGCGTCGATGTTGAACTGCGCCATGAGCTTCGTCATCGTGTCTAGATTGGCGTTGGCGTCAGTGTCGGTCAGGTTAGAAAGCCGGAATAGCTGCTCGGTAAAGCCCTCTAAATCTGTTCCCGTCAAGCGTGTGCGCTGCGATACTGTGCCGAGTACCTCAGCAATATCCTGCAAGCCGCGCCCGCCGCGTCCGCCCTGCCCGCCGTATAGACTTTGAACGGTTGCGCCCATGTCGTCGAGCGCGTCGCCCGTCTTGCCCGTGGCGATGGTCAATGCATCCATCGCCGCGTCATATTCCATCGACATATCAAACGCCGCTTTGCCCACGGCGACCGCCGCCCCGCCCAGCGCGGCAAGCCCGCCCAGCGCAAGCCCGCCCGCGACCTTGCCAATGCCGCCGAGCTTGCCGGAAGCGTTGTCTACAGCGTTGATCACGATGTCGAGGGCCACTTCAGCCATTCCGCTTCCCCATCATGTAGTACGGCAAGAGTCTCCGAATCTGCATCTGCAACACCGGTGGATACTCGGCAAAGCGCAACGGGTCAATGTGCAGTTCTGCCGGTATCAAAATCAGGTCGGCATATAACTCCGGCGGCGTCACCCATTTGCCCTGAAGCCATGCCGCGTGAAACGCCTCAAGGCTGTCTAAAAATCAGGGTCGTCGCTCAAATCCGCAATTGCGCGTTGAATGCCCCGCCGCGCCGCCCAGATACGCCACATCATCGGCGCATCCTTGCTCCACGGGTCAGTGCCGTTGAAGGGCCAGCCGGTGATCTTGACAACAATCGGTTCTGCTGTGCCACCGCCGCCATATTCGGCCTGAAACGCCTCTAGCTGCTTGGTACTCGCCATCAGGTTGTATGTCACCTCGCAGCCCTCAAAACCGGCGAACGGGCAGGCGACCGTGCGTGTTAAATCGATCACGTATGATTCCACTTGGTAATGAATGTGGCGTCGAATGCGTGCGGCGTGGTCGTCTGCGAAGGGTAGCCGCCCGCGTTAAACGTAGCGTTCATCACGACCTCCTCGCCGCTCACCTCGTGCGCCGAGGAGACCGGCATCCAGCGCCCCGTCATACGGAAGACCGCCGACCGGCCATCTGCGCCCGTCAAGGTAAACATCAATTCTTCATAGGTGGGCGACTCGCCGTTGGCGTTGGCAACAATCGCCTGGAAGGTGTCCTCGGTCGTCCTGAGCGTGGCGGCAAACTCGACGCTCGGCGTACCGATAAACGCCCCGCACATGGTCAGCGAATTGGCGTCCGCCGCCCATTGTGGCGTCAGCCCCGTGTTGATCGTCAGCGTCCAGTCCATGAGCTTGCACTCAAACGCCGTCATGCCGGAGAAGATACCGCCCGTCAGCGTGGCGTCGTCATATTCCAGCGAGGCAAAGGGGAAGCGCAGCATGTTCAGGTTGGGCGGCATCCCGATCCCGGTGATGAAATTATGCCCGGCGAAATTGTTGGCATTCACGCTGGAGCCGAACCAATTGCTGCTGATCTGCACGTCGCGGCTGTTGAGGTTGCCGGTCAGCACGATCTGCTGGCAATAGCTGTCCTGAATGCGTACCGCCGGCCCCGTGGCGCCAATGTTCTCGCCACCCCCGAACATGAAAGTGTAAGGGATGGCCTCGCCGCCCGTGGTCAGCGAAGGCGAATAGACGTAGGTATACGGGTCGCTGCCCGTGGGCGCAGCATCGTCGTCAAGGCCCGCATTGAAAAAGACCGGCATCATCTCGAAGAACGCCGCCCCGTTGAGCGTGAACGTCGCATGGTGCGACACACGGTTGACGATGGCGACCGGCCACAATCGCCCGGCGTCGAGTTCGGCCTCGTGGAAGTCCCCCGCATCCACATAGCGCCCCGTGAACGGGAGTTGGAAGTCCGGCACGACAAACGTACCGAATACCGCCTGCTTACCGGCCTGGCCCTGCAAGAAACGGCGTGATGTACTCATGGTCGCCCCCTAATCGCAATTGCTTTCGTAGATCGTCAACATGCAGCGCACGGCGTACCATGCGTGCCCGCTTTGGCGCGGGTACTCCAACACCATCGGCAGCATCAGCGTGCGCTGCACCACCGCCCCGAACGTGTCCAGCGCCGCCGTATTGGCGGCGAGCATGGCGTAATAGTTGCGGATGTAGGTCAGCAGCGGCACGTTCACATCGCGCACACCGCGCCCCTGCGCCAGCGGCGTATGGTAGAGCACGTCGAACAATGTCCACGTCACCGTGTAGAAGCCCGACCCCGCCGCTGCGCCCCACACGTCGTCGCTGCGCGCCCGGTCTGTGCTGTTGAGCGGGTCGATCACGGTGAGCATCCTCAGCGGCGCATCTGCGGTGTTGATCGCATTCGGCTGCTCGGCCAGATTGCGCGCCGCAATCTCGCGCACGCCGTCGCTTACCGTCACCGCCGCCAGCGCATCATAGATGCTGAGAATCTCGCTAGGCACGGAACCTCACATAGGGATGGATCATCTTCGCCACCGCCACGGGCAGCGCCGCCGGCATGATCACGTTGCCGTCACCCACCATCAGCGGCCGGTCGAGATCGTTCACAGAATCTTTTTGCCGGTAAAGCCAGTGTGCCAGTTGCAAGGTCGCCTGTTGGATGTCGCGCGGCGGGTTGATGCTGTACGCCCAGCGCCCTTCCACCGCAATCGCATCTTCAGGGTCGCCGTCGTATGTCCAGGCCAGCCCGCTGCGGCTGCGCAGCTTGATCGCATACCAGGGCGTCAGGTTGCGCGGCTCGGTCACGTAGTCGTCAGCCGCCACCGCCACGCCGTCGCCGTTGGTGATCGAAGTGATGGCGCACAGGTCGCCCGGCAGCCATAGCAGCGACCCGCTCACGTCGCAGGTAGCATCCAGGTATTTCACCGAATCGTCTGCCGCCTCAAAGACGCGATGCGTCTGGCGCTCGATGATCGCCTGCGCCGCCGCGATGAAGCCGTGCAGCTGCACCTTGTCGGATTCGGTGGGGTTCGAGATACCCACATGCGTCATGAGTTGGCCCACGGTCACGTACATTATTCGGGTTCTCCGTGGCTAATGCGCTGGCACGCGCTCGCAATGCGATCCACCCACAGCACGCTAGGATTGCTGTCCCATACCGCTTCAATAAAATCGTAGTCGCTGTTGTAGTGCGCCGTCGCCCAGGCGTGGGCGTGGACTTGCCACCAGTCGCGCCGCACGAGGTAGGCCGAGCAACCCACATGCTGCAACACCGGCGGCTTGCCCCAATGCGCGCCGTCCGGCTGCACGCCTAAGCTGCCGCCATGCTGCATGCGCACCATGATCACGTCGGGTTGCTTGCGTGCCCCTGCAACCTTTTGCTTTAGTTCGCTCACCATCTCCGGCCACACGCACAGGTCGTCATCGTCGAGCAGCCATACATACTCCCCACGCAGATGGGGAGCGTAGTCGGTAAGCTGCGCCTGGGCATAGCCCATGCCGCGGCCCACGGTGTCCACCAATAGCGTCTGCTCGTAGTCGCCGTCCGTTTGCTGCATCATGCTCGCCAGGTTCGCCATGAGCATGTTCGGGCGACGGTAGCAGCGGGTGATCACATGTAAGAAACTCACGCGTAGATCATCCCCTGCCGGGTCGCGTGCCCGCACGCCACATCGAAGCGCGCGTATTGCTCGATACCCGCCTTCACGCACGCCCGCGCAAAGGGCATATCGCACGCTTGCCCATCGTTGTCCGGCTCGAAATCAATCTGCTCCAGTACGCTGCGCCGGATCAGCGTGCAGCCCAGGCCCACGCCCGACACGCGCCAGCGCCCCGCCTGTTTCGCCTGCTGGTGTTCGTCGGGGTGCAGGGTCAGCGACTGGCCGATGTTGCGCCCGTTGATGTACTGCAAGGCGTTGACGACCAGCGGCCAGCCGTGCCGGAACATGTAGGTTCCATAGACCACATCCGCCCCGTCATTCCACAGCGTGTCGATGGCGTGCGGGGGCAAGTCCATATCATGCTCGACCGTGATCAAGGCGTCATACTCGCCCGCCAGCGCCAGCGCACGCGCCCACTGGTATTGCGCCGTGACGTTGCGCACATCCGGCACAGGGTAGGGGTTGACCCGCCCGATCTCATACACCAACGTATGCGGCGTGACCTGCCCAACGATGGATTGGACAGTGCGCTCATTCAGCGCATCCGCATAAGTTGGCGTGTAGCAGAGCAGGCGGGCCATTATCCCTCAGTCCCCCAATCAGGTGCTTTGTGTACCGTAGACAATCGCCTCGGCTTGCAGCGTCTTAAAGACCGCATCGAACCAAGCCACGATGCGCACTTGCCCCGTCAGCGATGCGCTGTAGGGGTCGCGGATCAACGTCAGCTCAGTCGGGTTGCGTACGCCCATGAAATTCCAGTTGCCGAAGTAGATCACCTTTGCGCTGGCCGCTGCGGTAGCGGCATAGCTGCTGCGCTCCACCGGATAGCCCATGAGCGACGGCCCGCTGATGTTGCCCTGCGGCGTGGACACGAAGGTAAAGGGGTTGCCGGTGATGCCCGACAAGGTGGCATAGATCGCCGGGTTCATCAGCCAGGCTGCGCCGTCCTGGTATTCAGGGGCCAGCGCACCCGCCAAGCTCGCAATCTGCGCCGCCGTGGGCGTGGCGGATACCGTGACCGCCGCCGTGCCGCCCGCCGCCGCTTCGGTGACGAGCAGGCTGTTGAGCGTGCCCGCCCAGCCGCGCGCCAGCCAGTCATTCAGGAAGGCAATCAGATCGGCGTCCTCGTCGCGCAGCAGTTCCCAGGAAAGCGTGATGTACTTGGCATACTTGACCAGCGTCATCGCCGCTTGGTTGAGCGCGGGCGCATCCTGGTTGATCGACGCGGCTTCGTTGACGGCGGTAAAGACCACATCGGCCTCGGCGTCGATGGGCACGTTGACGGTCAAGCCTTTGCCCGGAATGTTGCGCACACCGAGCCGCGCGCCGACGTAGATTTCATCACGGCGCGCGATGATCTCCTGCAACATGCCGGTCGGAACGGCATAGCCACCGTCGGCAGGGGTGGCGATATTCATGTCCGTGTTGTTGTAGGCTTTGAGTTCGCCGTTATCGATCCATTGCAGATCGCTCACGGCCTTGCCGGTGCGCAGATAGTAGGCCATAGCCTTGATCGGGCTGTCGTTCAGGCTCTTGATGTACATGGGTGCGCCGGTAGTCGCCAACGGCTGCGGGTTGTCCGGCTTCAGCGTCGCCACGTACGCCTTGACTGCCTCATTAGCCGCCGCTTGCGCGATGGCGTTCACATCCACCGTAGGGGTGGCTTCGTCACTCATGATGATCTCCTTATCAGGAACAGAAACAGATTCAGCGGCTTCCGTTTCGGCCCCGTCCGCATCCTGCACTGGCGGCGTCCCGCCCTCTGGCAGTAATGCGCTATAGGTAGCGTCTACATTCGCCAAACTTTTGAGAACCTCGACGCCCAGCGTGCGCGGCTCTGCCGGCGTGGGCGTCAAGGAAAACTCCAAAATGGGCCAGGCGGTAATGCTCTTGCCCTCACGCCGCGTCAGGTGTCCGGCGCTGCCGGATGACCAGCCCAGCGCGCCCTTCTCGGCCAGCTCCTTGATCTGCTCGACATAGGCGGCGTGGCGGTTTAGCTCGGCCTCGACCCAGATGCCGAACTCGTCGGGCTCGACCTGCGTGGTCTTGCCGATGATGTGCTTTACTTGCCCTAGCGAGTGGTCGTATAGCACGAGCTTGGTCGGCACGAGGTCGAGCATGTAGTCTGTCTGCGGCGTAAAGGTTTCGCCCTCCAGATCGACGCCGCCGAAGATCACGCCATAGCCCGCCACGGTCACGGCATCGGCGGTCACGGCCTTGACGGATACGCGTGTCGTCTTGCTCTCCCCGATGATGATCTCCTCCATCGTGGGCACGTCCTCCGGCTCCATCTCCAGCGTGGTATCGCGGATCGATTGCGCCGCCGTGCGAATGTCGAGAATGCGCTGCTTGTCGCTGCGGCTGTTGCGTGCGCCGACTTTGGTCTCGTTCATCTTCCCTCCAATGCGGCGTTGATCGCCCCTTCGAAATCCGCCACGATGGTTGGCATGGCGTCCTCTAGCTGTTGCTCGGCCGTGGGCCAGCGCCCTTGATGGATGGCGGCTTGCTGGTCGGCCTTCTGCACCCACGGCGCATACTCCGTCACCGTGCCCACGCGCCCCGTGACGCCGCCCGTGACCTCGTTGATCTCAGCCTGCGCCGCCGTCCACTCGCGGCCCAGCGTGCCGGTGCGCACATACACTTGGTTGGGCAGCGTGTCCGGGTACAGGCTCATGCGATTCTGCATGTCGTAGAGCGCGCGCTGCATGGGCGGGATCAGCGTTTCGGCGGCGACGGCATTGCCGAGCCGTTCGTAGAGTTCGTTTAGCCCACGGATTTCGATGTCGATACCGGGCATCAGCGTCCCTCCACCACCGGCGCGATCCAACAGCGGCAATTGGGGTGCGCCGGTGGATTTAACATTTCCTCGCCAAAGACGTCCTCGCCAAAGGACTCATCTAAGTCCCGGCGTTCCTCGTGCAGCGGCCCGCAGATCGGACAGACTTTCTCATCGACCGCCGTGCGCCATTCCATCTGTTGCACTATGCCAGACTCCTCATAGGCCGCACGATTGGCATCTGCAAAAGAGCGGGTGACCTCAGTCGTTGCGATTCTGCCCGCCCGTTCCTCGCCAAAGAGCGGCGTCAATTGCTCAATCAAATCCGGCAGCGGTGCGCCACTTTCGGCCCAACTCGCAATCGCCTGCCGCGTGGCGTCGAGCGTGTGGTCGTCAATCTGCGTGATCAGCGTGCCCGCATACTCGCGCGCTTGCCGCACCGCACGGTCATTGACCAGGTTCCATGCCACATCGACCGCCAAGCGCCCTAGCTGCTGCTGCGCCACGCTGACGCCGAGTTCAGCGCCGTTGGTGACGGTGCGCGTCACGGCGGCGTCAAGCAGCTTGGCGTCGCGTATCTCATCTTCGATTGCGGCGATGTCGCTGGCCGTCACGTTGTCACTCAACCTTGTCCGCACCCGCTTGCCCTGCTGTTCCAGTCCCTTCGCAATGTCGTCGGTCGCATCCTTCTCCAGCTTGCGGCGCGCCTTGCTCTCCGCTTCGTCGTCGTCGGGGTCAAGCTGCAACACCATGGCTTTCGCATCACGGATAGATGCCTCGAAAGTTGGCATACCCGCGGCCTGCGTCCTCCATCCGTAACGCTTGCCTTTTCTGCTCATCGCTCAGAATGTCCGAACGAAACGCGCTCACATCCCCGTTAGGGTGACTCTTGCGCCACTTGCGCAGCTTGCGCACTTCCTCGGCTGCTTCCTCCCCTGCCGCGCCAACCGGCCCCGGCAATTGGCGCGGCTCGGCAAAGGAGGATGAAGGCAACACGGTGATGGGCTGCGGCTCAGGTTCCGGTTCCAGGTCGGCATACTCGACGCCTTCGGGCAGTTTCAAGCCCAACATCTCGGCGGCAATCGGCAGCGGAATTCCTGCATCCACATATGTTTTAAATGCCTGCGCCCGCTGTTCCTCATCCTCCTGGTAGATCGCCATCTCCTGCGGTCGCCACTCAAAATGCAGCTTGAGCGGCTCGAATAGCTGCCGGTTCAGCTGCATGGCGACGATGCCCGCCTCGGGCAGAATGGTCGTTTCGTAGAAGTTCAGCCGGTCGGCCTCAGCCGTGGCAAAGTTGGCGGCGTTGGATAGCACGAGGCTGTGCGGCACGCCGAGCGCCGTGGCGATGTCCTCGCGCTTCTCGCTGGTGAGCGTGTTGTTACTCAGTTCGTCAATGCCGCTGCCGATCACGGTGGGCGTGATGGCGTCGGCGTTGATTACCTGCGCGCTCCAGGCGTTCTTGAGGCCGGACAGTACGCGGTCGTACCATGCCTTCATCTCGGATTTGGCCTGCGGCGGCGTGTCGGCCGGCACGCCCAGGATGGTCGCCTTGATTGCGCCGCGCTTGAAAAACTCGGTCACGAACGTATCGGCGTTATACAGCACGCCCGCCGCGGTGGCGCCGGCGGCTGCGGGTGCGGGGCGTGGCACAGTCTCCGCTATGCCGGGTAGGTGTAAATACGCCACATCCTCAGCCGGTAGCTGAATCTTCTGGCTCTTGCCGGGCAGCGCACGCGTGTAGCGCACGGGATAGGGTTCCGTGCCTTCCCACACCGGCGTCATGGTGTCCGGTTGCAGCCAGCGCAGCCCCATCGTGCGCCCGCCCGCCTTCAGCTTGTGCCAGTAGGCGGTTGACGTAAGCGCCAGCGCCGCCTCGGTGCGCCACAGTAGACCCGGCAATTCGGCCAGCCAGGGCAGCGCGGGCGGCAGTTCGGCCATGCCGTTGGCGTAGATGTCACGGTCGCCGCTTTGGATGGCCCAGGGCACGGACACCAGCGCATTGGCACGCACGTCGATGCAGCGGTACATAAAGGCGACGGCGGCATAGAGGCCATTGACGTTGGGCGAAGCCGCTTGGCCGGTGAGCAGCGCAAGACCCTCGCCAGACATGGCAAGGTCGATGAAGGTAGATTTGCGCCCATCGGTCACGAGTAACTTGCGTGGCACGCCTATTGCCCCAATGGAAAATCGCTAGGACAATCCTAGCGATTTCCAGGGAGGGTGTATAGACAACAAATGTTTACTTTAGCGGGGCCAGTTCATCATGCGCTTGATAGACCAGTTCCGCCGTAGACTTGACTGCGATGCGGTCGCGTGCCTTGAACATATGCGAGCGCACGGCGGCGTGTGATAGCCCTAGCTGGCGTGCGGCTTCCTTCTGGCTTGCGCCCTGGACGAGCAGGCGCACGATCTGGCCCTGGCGCGGCGTGAGGCGGGTCATGAGATTAGCCACGAGGTGTTCGTGACCATCAAGTTTGTGAGGGCGTGAACCAATGCGTCGAGCCGGTCGGGGCTGTTCTCGCCCGGAACCCACGAAACGAGTTGTTCTTCGAGGTCGGGCAGGTTGCCGACGTGATGGACGCGCCCCTGCTCATATAATGCGGCGACGGGTTCGGCGCGCGTCTGCTTGCCCCTGGAAGCGTGTACCCTGGTAATCGGCACGTTGCGATCGACGGTGCGCAGCGTGTACTCGCACATATCGCCGCCCTGGTTGTCCTCGATCACGATGCGGTCGGCCTTCCAACTGTGGTAGGCGTTGATCGCCGCGCGTGCCCAGCCGTCGGGCGAGGCGCGCAGGCTGAGGTCGTCCAGCACGTAGCCCTGTTCATCTGCGCCCTTGCCGCAGACCACGATGCCGGTTTCGTCGCTGCCCGTGTTGGCCGTTGCTGCCGGGTCAATCGCCACCACGATGCGCTGCAACTCAGGCGCCACCTTGACGCGGCCCGCTTCGAGCGTGGCGCGTGTCCATAGCGCGCCGGGAATCTCGTCAATGTCCTCGGCCAAAATCTCCTGGCGATAGGCCAGCGCCGTCATGTCACGCGCCGCGGCTTCGATGCCTTCACGCGACAAATACGGGTTCTCATGCGACGTGAAATGGAAGGTCTGCCATACGCCGCTGGTGTCCTGCTGCGCCCG